TGAATACAGCTTCCGAGACCGGCCAGAACTCCATGGTATGGGCTTTGTTGTTTGCCGTACCGAGGTAGATTTTACCGTTGTTCTTCGTGCCGTTGACGTTCTCGTCGCCTGGTTGCAGGACGATGTCGGCCTTGGCTCTGAATGTAATAGTCTCTGAAGCGTCTAGGTAAGTTGTGTCACCTAGACGGTCAAGTATTTCAAGGTTGGCCCTAGCCTCGGCGGTTAGGCCGGAGGATAGGAACAACCTTAGATTGCGAGTTCTATTGGTTGTCGTTGCCATATGAAGCTTCTCCTAGTGCGAGGAGAGCCCCTTATGCTATGGCTCTCACAACGATGTACTGAAGAACGTGGTCAGTGCTTGGGTCTGCGCTGAGTGTAACCTCGACAGAACCAGCAGCTGCAGCGGCGGCTTCTACACTAACAGGAGATGCACCGGCGGTCTTCACGCTCACCATTACAATATCACCTGCTTGCGCTGATGCAACAGTAATCGACTCGGCAGCGTCTCCGCCTGCAGTTGTATGTACACCAGCAGCTACTACAGAGAATGGAAACTCTGCAGCAACGCTCTCAAGGAGCTTGCGCTCGCGTTGGCCGAAACGGCGGGAAGGATGTTTGCCTGCGAGGTCTGCTTCTTTCTTCAAATTGATAGCCATTGCACTGTCCTTTCAAAGGGTTGTTACGCGACTGGAACTTGGGCAGTCACCACCCGGTTACACTATACTTACTTCTTTTCGTCTTTGCTACCCTTGGATTTACCGGCTGAGCGTAGCGCAGCTGCCACTGCCTGCTTCTGGGGCATGCCACGCTTCTCCATGAGTTCCTTGATGTTGCAGCTAATTGTCTTGTCTGACGAACCTTTTTTGAGTGGCATGGTAGTCTTCCTTATTGCTGATATGTTCTGCCTTGCATGAGGTCGTCAGCGTAATCTCTTCCATATTTTTGGCGGTATTTCCACTGAGCTACCATCATTTTTTGCATTTTTTTATCTCCGGCTGCCTCCGCTCTACGATATACTTCTATTTCAGCGTCAGAGGCTACATCTCTATATCTCATCCGTTTTGTCTTGACGTCCATACTGTCAAAACCTGGTTTAATACCTTCGTCTATTACCATTTTGCTGAAATCTTTGAATTTATCCCAGGCCTCTTGACCGTATTCAGCCAGTGTCTTTTCGTCTTCTTCGCGTTCAGCTTTTTGTTGAGGGGTCTCGACTACTGGGCTTTCAGTTTTTTCTTGTGGATTTTGGTTTTGCGTAGGTCCATAACCTCCTGCACCTGAGGCGTCGATTGTGTCTCCAGGACGTTTAGCAAACCCACCGCTAAGTACTTCTAGTGTACCTAGACCTGTATGTTTTAGTGTGTCTCCGAGGCCTCTTCCTGTGCGTTTCAGACCGGAGATTATTTGACCACCGTCGCCTGTAAGTATGCCTTCACCAGTCCTTAAGACTCCTTTAGCTGTATCGCCTATGGCGTCTGGTAGTATCCTTGTGAAGAATGGAAGGAATTGACTTCTTTTAGGTTGTTCTACTGGTCCTTCGCCAGTCAGACTAAAACCTCCACTGCTTGGTGAAGGCATAGGATTTAATCTTGTATATCCGTCTAGTATAGTATCTCCAACTGCTCGTCCAGCGTCGCCGAGTTTGTCACCGATGCGTTTCAGTACGGGTGTGGAAGCTTTTGCGATTTGCTTGCCACGAAGAGCAACTTCGCCGATAGCCGGGTTAACCATGTGTCCGACTTCTTTGGCCACGCTTTGCGCGGCTGGACGTACGACGTCTCCAACTTTGTCTGCCGCTTTATTGATGGCTTGTCCTGTCTGCTTGGCTACGTCTTTCGCGCCTTGTCCTACTTTATCTGCAGTCTTTTGTGCAGCCTTCTGTACCTGCTGTACGACTTTGGGTTTTGGTGGAGGGGGTGGTAACTTTTTAGCTATCTGCTGGATTGGTTTTACAAAGGTATTAGTCGCTGCTCTTTGTACTGCTTTTACCGGAGCCGATGTGGTAATTGGTTTTACAATATTGTCTGCTTTTTTCTGTATATTCTGTACCCATTTTGGTTTTTTCCATTTCCAACCCATATTACACCTCGTTTGGTAAAAAGAAGGGGGCCCGAAGGCCCCCGCATGTTAGGCTAAGCTAACTTATGCTGGTTCGCTGTTCGCGAAGTTCTTAATCTTCAAGCATGCCTTAGGATGCTGGTTGACAAGAACGCCGAGTCCGAACATGTAGCTTACGAGTTTCTTCTCGTGTCCGCCGCCTGAAGTAGGACGGAGGTGGAACTTGCTGCTTGAGCCAGGAGCTTCGACTGTCTTGAAGTCTGTACCGATGAACTCAACGCATTTGCTTTCTTCGCCCTTGCCGCTTGGAAGTGCGATAGCTTCGTTCTTACGAGCGAACTCGGAAGTCACGAACTCAACTGCATCTTCACCGTGTTGGTATACGAACTTGCGAACACCACGAGCGGAGTCTTCGATTGAGTTGAAGCGACGGTCAGTTTCACGGCCTTCGATGAGGCTGTCGAGCATTTCAGGAGCGCAGAGCAATTGGCTGTACTTGTAACGGCCTTGTCCAACTGCAGTCTTAACTTGCGAGAGAGCTTGCTGGATGAAGGTTACGTCGATTGGGTTTCCGCCGCAGTCTTTGACTGTCGAGCCTGTAACGCCGCTCATGCTGATTCCGTGAACCAGACGTCCGTCGTTTGCTACGAGAGCGCCGAGGCCTGCCATGATTTCGGTAGCTGTGCCGTAGTCACCAGCGAATGCCGAGCTGAGGTCGACGCGGCTGTGTGAAGCCGAAACAGTTCCGCGATAGAACAGGTCGTTTTCAGTGATGAGAGAAGCAGCAGTGTTAGTCAAAACTACAGGATTTCCTGAGGAGTCGATAGCTTGGAGAACCAATTTGTTGTTCTCACGGTCGATGCTAACAACTTTCCAAGCGTGAACGCCTGCTGGCATTTCGTCGCCTGAGGTAATTAAACCAGCTGGACTAGCCTTAAGGATAAGGTCGTCGTACTCGAACCAACCGATGTGGCCACGAGCTGCAGCTGCGCTAAGAGTCACACCGACTTTACCGGAAGCAACACCTTCGTCTGTCAAAGCAGCTGAGCCTACAGTTCCGAGAACACCGAGACCGTCGTTGTAAAGGTCAGCGGCAACACGGCGCTTGAGGTACACGAGTTTGTCTTCGAGTTCCATAGCCAAGTTGTCTGCGTATTTAGCAGGAGCCATTTTCAAACGCTCGAACAGCATGTAGTCGATTTCGATTGTAGCGTTGAGCTCTTTGAAGATTGCTACTTTCTCTTCGACTGCTGAGCGTTGAGCTGCAGGGAATGCACCAGAAGCGCCGATTGCAGCGTACTGGATAGCAGCAGGTCCGCCGCCGACTTGGAACATGAAGCGATGCTCACGTCCGCCAGGCATACCGACTGTCATTTGTTTAACAGATTCCCAGTCTCTGTGGTCACGCACCAATTGGCGACGGAAACCTTTCGAGAAGGTAATCTGAAGAAGTTTACCAAGTACTAGTTGGTCAACGTTGTTAATAGCCATGAAACAAAACCTCCAAAATTAGAGCCGAAAATTACTGGCCCCGTAGTAAGAGCCGGGTTAAACCTCTGATATCTCCGGCGTCAACTTTTGCATTAACACTTTCTTGTAATTGCTGTCTACTGGGACTAGCTACAGAAGTGGCCTTGGCCGCAACTTTTTGTTGGACCTCGTTCTTTTGCTGAGACACGGCTTTCTGTGTCGCAGTCTTCTGGGTAGAGGCGAATTTATTGCGTACTTTTGAGGAAACATCCGACATGATTTGCTTAATTGCAGCGTCTGGAATGTTAGGGTTGGAAGCCTCAAGCTCGGCCAACTGGTCGATAGACTCACGCCAGATAGCTCGGTTCACGAAGTCCTCAAGTTCTGAGTCGCCAAAGAGGCCGTCTACACGAATAGAGTTGAATTGACGCTCAAGTCGGGAGTAGAGTGCATCTTCTTGTGCTTTGGCTTTCTGTGCCTCGATGCTTTGCTTCTCTGCTTCGAGTTTCTTGCGCTCTGCTGCTGTAGTTCTTGCAGCTTTGCGTGTCTGCTCCTCGCGGTCCATCGCTGCAAGTTCGGTCTCAGAAGCATACTTGCGTGTTTCGCGTCTTTCGATTTCTGTCTCAAGGAGTTCTTGGAAACTGCCTGGCTTGCCGTACAGAAGGTCGACAAGAGCTTCTACACCTTCTTCTGCTGCAGTCTCGATAGACTCGAATGCAGATTTCATGTCGGTATAGTCTGGTTGGATTTGTGCGATTTGTTGTTCGAGGGTCTGTGCTTTGCGTGAAGCAGCGTAGTGCTCTGCGATGAAGCCTTTGATAGCTTCTTTGTCTGAGAAGTCGAGTTTGATTTTAGCAGTCTTGCCACTGTCAAGCTGGACTTGCACTACGTCGATAGGAGAGCTAGGGTCTGTAGTCTCTGTTTCTTTAGTTTCTGTAGTTTCTGTAGTTTCTGTTTCTGCTGCCGGAGTGTCTACTCCTCCAAGTTCTTTTTCGATGTCTTCGTCTGACATCGGGGAGTCGAGGTACTCTGGTTCCAAAGGCATGTTATTGTCTGGAGAGTTCTCGATTTCGCTCATTGCCTCAAGGACGATATCGCTCATGTTTGCTGATGGTTGCGCGTTGGTGCTCATAGTGTGTTGGCCTCCTTGCGGCCTACGTTACTGTATTGCAAGACTAAGTCAAGCTGGAGGTGGAGTTCCGCCCGGAGGTGCTCCACCGCCGCCGCCCATAAGAGCTGCAAGTGGGTTAGGTGCTTGTTCTGCTGCAACGCCAGCTTCTGCTGTGCCTTGGGCTGCCATCTGCTCGCGTTCTTTTATGTGACGCTCGACAAGGGCTTTGTCTTCTTCAGGTAGTGCATCGAACTCGGCAGACATTACGTAAGTGTAAGCTTCTTCCAGCATGGCGCGATGCTCTTGCAGTTCGCGTGGTGGAATGTAGATTTTGTTTGCAAGCATACGCTCGAATACTTCTCGCTGTCTTAAAGCTGCCAGCTGTGTTCTGTCGACGAGAGCGTCGAGCTCGTTGAGGCGTAGCATGCCGAGGATTGCGCGGGATGTCATACCGGCTTCTTTGAGAAGCGGTGTGAGCTGCAGGATTTCTTGGCGTCTGGCCATTGGGTCGAGAGAGAAGCTTGTACCGTATTCCACGACCAAGTCAAAGCCGCCTTCGATGTCTGAGCCTTGTAGGTCTACAGTCTCGAATGCACGCTCTTTGCCGAGCACTTTGATAGTACGTGGTGTGTCCCAGTATTCTTTAATAATACCGAGGTAGGCTTTGTAGACGTGCTCTACGAAACCTACGTACTTGTTGAACAGACGGCGTCGGACCATGTTGGATTGCTCGACTGCGTACTGCATCGAGAAGCCTGAAGTCTCTCGGGACTGCTGTCCGATGAGGGACTCAGTGATGCCCATGACGTCGTCAAGGTTTTGCTTCATGCGGTCACGGATGTTAGGCAGAGCCGCAGGCATGGGTAGGGGTTCCATGAAGTTCGGTGGGATGGCACCGGTGTATTTCACGATATCCCAGGGAGAGTTTGTGATAGAACCTTTAGCAACTTCTGCTGACTCAGGGATAAGAAGTCTGGCTACGCCGTGTGCTGCGAGGATGTCTAGCATGACGTTGTCGAGTCTATTTAGAATATCCTGAAGTGCCGAGGCGTAGGCCACGACAGACCGGCCCCAGTAGGTGCCAGGAACGTCGATGTCTGTCAGTAGGTGGTAAGGCAGCTTGGCGAATGGTGCGCCTTTCGAGCCGTCTTTGTTGACTGCGTGGAAACGATGAGGGCTGACAGATAGCTCGGTTAGTTGGGTTCCGTCTTCTAGACACCAGCAGTACCGGCCTTGCATACCGTTCTCTGGAGTGCCTGTTTCCCAGTACTGGTAGACGCGGACGATGTCGTAGTAGGAACGTTGTGCGATGACCGATTTAGAATAGGCTGTGTTTGCCGATTCGTCTTGGCTCTTCATTCTGTACTTTTGTAGGATTTCTTTTTTCTCAGGGAAGAGACGGCATGCAGTTTCGTAACGCATTGCAATTTCTTCGAAGACAAAACGTACATCTTCCCAAGTGGTTGCATCTGGGTCTGGGTAGACAAGCCATGGGGATGGTACCGTGAAAGAGAAATCGCCTTCGGTTTTGACTTCGTTTGTTTCTTCGTTGTACGAGATAATTTCACCGAGGTCTGGGTCGAACAGAGTCTTAGCGAATCCGTTGCCATAGACCAGCGTGTTTAGGTTTACTTGGTCTTGTCGCTCTTGCATCTTGTACTGACGCAGGCCGTAGCGGACACAACGGTCTGCAGCGTCTGCTCGGCGTCGGTCTTCTCGGTCTGATGTCAAGGGCTTTGGCGAAACTGTCGGAGGGTTTGACGACATCTGTGAATGGAAGAAACGGATGTTCTTCATGATGTAGTTAGTTGCGATGTTATTAGCCGCACTGTCTACCGGAGCCAGTCCGAGTTCGGATACAGATTCGTAAGACATGTTGACGTCACCGCCAGAGAAGAACTCTTCGAAGCGTGTCGCGTAGGCTGCGCGTTCGTTTTCTTCCCACTGACGTTCGTGGACGAGACGCGCTTGTTTAGCGAACTGGAGACGCTTCTCCAGCTCCAGCTTCGCTTTGTCTTCTGTGTCCCAAAGGTCTAGCATGTAGGTAGGCATCGGCGTTAATCCTTCTTAGTTTTCTTCTTCTTCCTCATAGCAGGAAATCGGATTTGAAGCAACTTAAAAAGACTTTGTTTTTCGCCTTCTTTTGAAGTAGTCTTCTTGGATTCTTTTGACTCTTTCGCGGGAGAGCCCGACCCAATCATTACTATCATTTGTGAGCTTCCCTTTCGCCGCTTCTTTTTGCATTCCGGGCATCCGCATGAACCCTCGTCTTGCATAGATGGTACCTCCTCGTGCCCATAGAATATTGCGTTTCATCTGAGCTACTTCTTCTCTGCCTTTAGCCAGGGCGCGTTCCTTCTTACGAAGTTGCATGGCAAGGAAGGCTGCGAAGATTAGCATCCCGAATAACAGTAACACAGTAATTACCAACGAGTCCATGGTCTACCCCATGCCGAGCGTTTTACTCGGGCTTGCTTTTGCTGGTTCTGATGCTTTTGTTGGTTGTACTCTCGTATCTGCTGGTCCCAGGTTTTCTTGTGGTCGACTTCGTTTCCTTCGTATTTCGGTCGGTTATCTACGAAATAGTTCAGAGCGTCTGTCAAGTGGTAATTGTGTGCATGAGAAATTTTAGTTGGGTTGACTTCTGACCATTGGGCTGACTGAAGTTCGTCTACGAGGTCTGTGCACCAGGGCGCTACAAATAAGTTTAAGCCTAGGGACTGGTTAGTCGCTGCAATCATGTCAAGCTTACGGTCAGACTTTTTATAAACTGGCATGTAGTTAATACCTTGCGCTGCTGCGATTTGTTGGTACCAGGTCGATGCGCTGTCGTAGATACGTCTGACGATGTTGAGTCCAGAAGTTCTGCGTAGGACTTCCTGTAATGTTTCCATTGGGTTCTTCGTCTTAATGTAGTCTGAGCGGATAATGTACCAGTGGCCGGTGGCTGGGTCCTCGGCTGCCACGATAAGACCGTGCTCCGACGCGGCTGCAGGGTCTGAAGACTCTACGTGCCGCCAGGCAGGGCTGTAGTGTGAGGGTACTTCTCTGACACAGCCTGGGCTGTAGTTGTAGACTCCGCGTTCGCCTACGAGCCAGTCACCGTGTAGGATTGTATTCATCATGGCTTCGCCCATGACTTTGGCTGTGTCGAGCTGGATTTGTTTTTCTTCGTCGTCGATGGCTGGGTTCTCTAACATGTTGAGCCTGACTGTCAGAGCCAGTCGTTCCGGGAGAGAGTCCAGGAAGTGCTTAACGGAGGGGTTAGGGACCTTTGGTGTAAAGGTAAGTAGGGTAGGCCCACCGTTAATCATAACGCGCTTAGAGAGCTCCTCTATGATTCTTTCGCTATGGGGAAGCTCGTCACACCAGGCGGCGTGTCCCGTGAAAGACTGGACCGCTTGTTGAGCCTGGTTGGTATTGTGGTGCGAGAAGTACAGAATGGTATTACCGTTGTGTTTGTTGATGACCTTCTGCAGGGCTCCGCCTTGTCTGATTTCTCTAATTGAATCAGGCTCGAAGATTTGGCTTATGATACGTTTATGCAGAGACTCTTCGACCTGCTTCGATGTACGACCGAGGACGTAGAGCTGCAGTGGCTCTGTCCACTCCGGTGGTCGATGCCAGGTAATGCCGTCTTCGCGGAACATAGTGGCGAAGGCTTTGGCTCCTGTGGAAGATTTACCCGACTGATTACCCGCCCTTACGACTATGTAGCGTGCTTGGCGTTGGAGGACGGCGTCGATGATTTGTTGCTGTGCAGGTGTAGGCTTGGACCCTGGTCTGGCCGGGTCGAAGCATTCTAGAAGTTCTCTGGTCTTGAGTTGCTCTGCTGCTGCTGCGAGTTGGCGTAGGAGCAGGTCAGTTCCCTTGGCCATCTATTTTCTTCCTACGACTAGGTTTAGTTAAGGCTTTGTGTAGTTTCTCGATTTCGACCATGGCGACGTCTCCGATGCTTCGCACGTCACAGGCGTCTAGGGAGAGGACTTTGCGTTTGTCGGCGTAGAAGTGGTACGCCGTGATGGAGCCGTCTTCGCAGTAAACTGCTTCCCAGCTTTCGGCAGACACGGTGAATGAAGCACCGTTAGTCAGCAGTACTGAATACTGGTGCTTAAGCTTAATTGCTGTCTTCAGTGGTAATACTGGTTGCATCTTCTTCAAACTCCTCTGCGGATTCCAATGTAGCAGGTTTGGTCTCTTCAAGCAAGGGTCTAATTAGATGAGCGTTCTGCTTGAGGAAGGCACGCAGCTGGGTTATGTCCATAGAATCAAAGCGAGTATTTGTCTTGGTCTGGATTTCAGCTGCCTCGTACTGCAGGAGTATTTTGAGGATAGCGACTTTAGAAGCCGATGCACGGGGGTCTGGGTCTTCTAGAACTTGGGTTACTGATTCTAGGGCCTTGTCTGTCAAGTACTTGATTTTCTGACGGGTCTCGTCTTTGTTTAAGAACCAAGCCTTGAAGCCTGGCTGCTTCCACCAAGAGAGGACCGAGTCGTTGCTGCATAGTGTCGCAGCCTGGGCCGCACTGATAGTCTTCACCTCGAAGATAGTACAGGTCGGGTCGGATAGGGCGGCTAGGAGCGCGGACTTGGCGCGACGCTGGGCTTCGGTAGGCCTGAAGGTATCGTTGATGAGCCGGGTGATGACTACATCGGGCTTACTTTGGTCCGCTTCTGTAGGTCCTGAATCGCGTTCGAATACTGGTTTTTTTCGTTCCATAAGGGTTTCTCCAGTTGGAATATAGCTTTACCGTTAAGTATGGTCAGATGGTTAATCAGACCGTGGGCTGCCAAGAACTCCAGGTCGCGGCGCAGGCGCATGTTATTCATGCTGTACTGGTTAGCGAATCCCAGGATGCGGATACGGGTATAGCCAGCCCCGAACCGCTCTATGTGCCTATTGTCTGCGTAGAGCAGCAAGGCTAGCACTTTGTAGGGCCGCATAGGGGAGAACTTAGGCTGCCCGCCCTTTGGCTTTCCTGAAGTGGCATCTTGCATATTTGGCTGCCTCTCTGCGTCGCTTCTCAGTCAGGCCCTTGAGGTTCGAGACCCAGCGGTTGAAGCTGACTTCAGAGTCGAACCGATTAAGAGCGGATAACATATCTTTATAGAACATACCCGGTCTTACTGAAGAAATCAAGGGTTTGGAAGGCTTGTGGGCTGCCTTATGTGCTTGGATAGATTTGTAAAGGACTCCGTGTGCTTTGTAAGTCTTTGCTTTGACACCCCATTGGTATGAGTGGTCGATACATTCAATTACGCCTAAGGTCTTCAATTCTTTAAGCATACGACTGACAGTCATTGCGCTCACGTTCAATTGAAGAGCTATCTTTTCGAGGGGCAGGTTAAAGGACTCCAGAAGACCCCAGCACGCAGTTAGGATTTGGAGGAGCTGGATACGGTCCTCAGTCTTAGCCCACAGTCTTAGTTCCGGGGCTAGCTGGCTGAGGTCAGACTGGTAGTAAGTCACTGTCTTACTTACTGTGTTAAGGATAGTCCTACTCTCCTCCCCACCCTTGAGGGACCCTACGTTGACGGTCGGGGGGTTGGAAGACAGCCAGTCTCCTAATTCGTTGACTAGGGTCTGATTGACGTAGCATCGTGTAGCCCCTGCTCTGTCGAAGAAGTGCAGTGACTCTGGTAGGAGTTCCTTGAGGAAGCCGTCGATGTCTTCTGGTATTTGTCGGTCGAGGACTATGAATGCTTTAGTATTGCCGGTCACGCTCTTCGTTACTAAAGCGTAGGGTAAGGAAAGCTCTAGTGCGTTGTGCAGTCGGTCTTGCGTCCAGCCGGTCGGGTAGTCTTTCGCGTCGAAGTCCAGACACAGCATGTTCTGCAGACCGAGGATTGGCAGTCTGCTTTTAGACAGTTGCATTGTACTTGTCAGTTGGTCTTCGTAGAATCTTGAGCGGAACCATTGGGTCTGGTTGCCTAGGTCTCGTGGCAATTTGTACTTGAGTGTCGGGCCGTTGGGTACCTTTAATTCCTTGAACATTCTCTATCCTCCAGTTGACAGGAATCCCCGACTCTGATATAACCTAATTGGTGACCTCTGTCAAGTGGCACCTCTATCCCCCCCCTAGGGCTCAGCTGTTCCCCCGGCTGGGTCCTTTTGTTACGCGGACTCGGTCGAGTCCCGATTACGCCTTCGGCTTACGGCTCTTAGGCCGGGCCTGTATGATGCCTGACCGGCGGTGCCGGACGTAATCCTTGTCGTAGTCCAGCCTGACCTCGCCTAGATAGACGTACCCCGTCAAAGCCAGCCTTACTTTTACAACTGAATAGACCGCAGTCCAGGATTCGCTCCGGACGTGCAGCTCCGTGTCTGCTACTTCGGCCAGCCGGACTAGCAGGGCCTCGTCGCGGGTGATGTCTAGGTCGCCTTTCCATACCAGCCCGACCCCGTCGAGCTTCACTCTGGCATTGAAGACCACGAGATTCTTCGGAAAACACTTCCTGTAGCCGGACTTCGAGCCGGCAATCAGTCGGCCAGACGGTCCGAGGAACTGGTGGACCAGGGCTTTGACGGTCTCGGGATTTTGAACTTGTTCTTGCATGATACACCTCTTGTCCAACAAATATAGCAGTTCTGGGGGGTTGCGTCAAGGCCGGTTTTGGGTATCTAACCCTCCAGTGTGGAAGGGGAAATTCCCCCTGCCCCCCTAGCCGTGCCCCACTTGCCCCTGCCTCGCAAACCTCAGCAGTCCAAAAGTCGCTGTATCGCTGGTCGAGAGCGGCCGGCGGCGGGGCAGGCCCATCCCCCCGCTCTACTATTCAAGCAAGTACTCAACTAAGCCGCCGCCGGACACGGCAGGCCGGACTAGCTAGGCCGGACAGGTATTTTTTGCCGGACTAAAAAAACCTCTCAAGCTTTTCCGAAAACTGACGATAAGCATTATGAAGGTCGGGGAAGACACTCCGGCCTGCCATTAGGGAGTTAAGCGATGTTTCCTCTAGAAATTATCTTCAACGACTACAATTACGCAACGGTTAACACAGTACCTGAAATGGTCGCAGTCCTCACCGAGCTCAAAGAAAACATTGGTGAGATTCGCTTTGACCGGAGCGAATTAGATAACGGTCAATTAATTGTTTACGTTAAAGACTAAAGTTTTCGGCATGACCTGCCGATAAGAGATTAACAAAGGGGTCTAACATGTTTATAGAAAACACTCGCAAACGTCTCGCTGACTTAGGCATCAATTACGACACACTGCCCGCTAACATCAAACTCAGCGACGGCAACACCAAGCTCAAGAAAAGCGGTATC